ACTGAAACGGTAAGATGGAGGAGGTGTTAAAGCCTTCCTTTTTTATATTAAAATTAGGATATATTTTACTTTTAACCCTATGCTATCCCTAAAATTCGTTGCTAACCAAGTCCAAAATTACCTCAATAAATTAATCAGAAAGTTTCAGAACCTCACACCTGAACTGCATAAAGTCGGGCAGTTTATGGTGGCATCAACCGATGAGAACTTCCAAAAGGAACAGAGTCCTTATGGGGAGAAATGGGAACACCTAGCCCCATCAACCCTTAAATACAAGGCTAGTCGGGGTTTTATTATGCAAATACTACAACGCCAAGGATTGTTGCGATCTTCTATTCGATATCGGATTGAAAAAGGAAGGGTTGAGGTAGGGACTCCATTGCCCTATGGCTCCTATTTACAAAAAGGCACTAAGAAAATGCCTAAACGTCAATTTTTAGGAGTAAGCCAACGGAATCGTCAGGAGATTATTGCTATTCTAAAGGGATCTCTTCGTTAATCTCGACAAGATTATCAACAAGACCTGGGTTAATTTCTTGGGGGATTCCTTCCTCGATGATTTTCAAAGTTTCCTTCGTCCAGGTGAGGATCAGTCTTTCCGTTTCCGATTGATCCTCAGAAATTAACGAAGCGATAATCAACAGTTCTATAAAATCCGTCCGCCGCTCCCCCATTAAAATCCGTCGAATTGTCTGCCAATCCCACCCACTTTTCTCGCTAAATTCCATCATCCCAAGATTTGCATTTATAAGATCCCGTCGAATTGACCGACCGAGAGCGCGATAGGGAGCCAATGCACCAGATCCTAACGTTTTCTTAGAAGGGTACTCTCTTTTTGTAATAGTCATTATTTATATCTAAATCATTGATTTAATTTTAGTCTATTTTCTTGTATAGAAATTATTTTTTTGCACCCTCTTTAAATGACTGATAGGGTGCGTTATTCTTTAAAAAGAATTATTTGTTTTTTGTATTGAGAAATGGTTGAAATCAGGCTCGATGCTCCAACTAAATTTAGGGTAATAAGAACTGAGGATGGTCGTCTCCATTGTGAGGGGTCTTTTTGTTGTGACGGGGTGTTGGAGTATCGTCAGCCTGATGGCTCCATAGTCCACGAACTCAGGAGACCGGAAACCAATGCAGAACTGGCCACAGTAGAGAGTTTCAAACTCCTCCCCCTGGTGATAGAACATCCCTATGTTGGACTTCTTAATAGCGAAAGCTACAAGGATTACACGGTAGGGATGACTGATTCTTCTGCTTATTATGACAAGACTGAAGGGGTGATCAAAGGCTTGGTGTCGTTTTTTGATGCTAAGGCGATCGCCCTAATTGATGCAAGGGAAAAGGAACAACTATCTGCTGGATATACCTGCGACATCAAGCAAGGGGAAGGGGTGTGGAATGGGCAACACTATGACAGGGAACAGATTAATGTCCGTGCCAACCATTTGGCTTTGACGAGCCGAGGAAGGGCAGGGGGAGATGTTCGCCTCCGATTAGATAGTGCTGCGGGGATTGGGCAAGCTGTCGCAGGGCAAGCTGTCGCAGGGCAAGCTGTCGCAGGGCAAGCTGTCGCAGGGCAAGCTGTCGCAGGGCAAGCTGTCGCAGGGCAAGCTGTCGCAGGGCAAGCTGTCGCAGGGCAAGTCATCGAAAACCCTAGCAACCCTAACAAAACCAATGATAATGGAGATAATGAACAGCGTATGGCAATAGTTAGATGCGATGGAGTTGAGTATTCAGGAATCCCTGAATCTTTCGCTTCCATTAGCGGTACTCGATTCCGTGAATTGAAAGAATTAAAGGAACGCCACGATTCGCTTGTTACACGGTTTGATACTACGAGTCGGGAGAACCGGAAGCTAGAAGCCGCACGGGAAAATTACCAGTTCCGGTTAGATAACCTAGAGATCATCGTAGACAATGCCGATAATGTCCTTGGTGAATTAGGTTATTACCGGAATGACATGGGGCAGTACGTCCGCGTTGATGGAGGCAAAAAGAAAATGATGCCTCCCGTTCCCGAAGATGAAGAAATGATGGAAGAGGAGGACAATGAAGAAGAAGAAATGATGGAAGAATGGGATGTTGCAGAGGAAGAAGAAACTATGACTTCCAGAAAGAAAAAAAAGTCCAAGCCTCGTGTTGATAGCAACGACGAAGATGAGAGTGCTTGTCGGGGTGATTCGGTCGGGGATCTTTTGGCGATATGGAAGGAAGCCGACAGTTTGTTGCCAGGGTTCTCTGACGCTCGGTTTGATAGTAGCTTCTCTACTAGCGACATCAAACGCACTTTGTTAGCTGAAATCGAACCCAATATGGACTTGACGTTCCGATCCGATTCTTATGTAGACGGGGTTTTTGCCTACGTTCAGGAGAATTACGATTCTTCCCCCACCGATCCAGGTGATAAAGAAGAAGGGGATGACGAGGAGGAAGAAGATAGAGACGATGGAGACGATGGAGACTCAGAGGAGTTCTCCCATCGCCTTGATTCGATGCTCAAAAGACCTGCTCAATCTACCTACGGAGATGAACTCACCGAAGGGGAAAGACGACGGGTGCACGCCTATAAGCAGCCTTTAACGATAGGAAAAACACGCATGGGGGTTACTAGATAATGCGGTACAACTACAATCTTCAATTTGATCGGGCGACTCCTGGCATGGGCGAGGGATCTATTAATTTTCCGAGAGTCAAAGCCCTTGTTTCTGTAAAGAATGCTGTTAAAGAGGTCTGGACTCTGGCGATTCCTGCCTCCCCTGCTTCTAGCACTGTATATACCGTCAGGTTAAACAACGGACTAGGCACGGCACGTTTTACAACCGATGCTAGTGCCACTCAAGCGGAACTGCAAGCTGGTTTATTGAATGCAATCCGAGTAAACCCTGCTTTTGGGCGACGGGGGATTGCAAGTGTTAGTGGGAATAACGTGCTATTCACGGCACTGGAATATGGTATCGAGAACATCCTGGTAGTTACTGGTGCTAGTTTAACGGCAACTGTAACCACGGCGATGATTATTCCTCTCCCCGTACCATTCGGTCGGTTTGTTGCCAGAGCAAACACCGAAACCGACCCCAAAGTTGCAGGACTTCCTACTGCTACCACTGACGTAATCCTAGGGATTACTCGAATCGTCAAAGACATCGAGATGCAACCTTTGATTTATCAAGGTGCAAACTATAGTGGGACAACTTACCCCTATCAGGATGTGATGGACGTGGTTGACCGGACGGGGGAATCGTCAGGGATCTGGGTTGAATGTGTTGAGACGGATATCACAATCAATGATGCCGTCTACGTCTCTATTGCTGCGGGACACGAGGGGAAAGCAACAAAAGTGACAAGTGGTACAATTAATATCTCCGCGAAGGCTGAGTTCAAATGTTCCCCTGTGGTCACTAGCACTGGCGCGGTGTGCGTTTTAATCGGCTTCAATGTTCCTTAATATAGAAAGAACTTAAACTATGATGAACTTTTCCGGGACTACAAGGTTGGATGCTGATGAAATCGGGACGTTCTTTGGCACCCTGATGGACTTAGAAGCTCAAGTAGATAAGGAGTTCGATCTTGCGGACTATCCTTTCGCTGCTGGAGTCATTTGCCCCCTCAACATCCAAAACAAGCCCTGGGCAAAAACCTGGGGATATCGGTGGCTCCGTCACGTCGGGCAGTTCAAATTAATCCGAAACTACACCACAGACCTTCCCGAAGTGGAACTGGTCTATGGCGAGATGAAGATGCCGATCCATAAATGGGGACAAGGTTATAGCGTTTCCGAGGATGATATCGCGGCTGTCAGTCGAATGGGCGAGAGCATTGAGGAGGACAAAATCTGGACAATTCAAGAAGCCGCACAACAAAAAATCAATCAGTTGGTGGCAAACGGTGATTTAGAAACAGGGATGCCAGGGTTTCTAAATCACCCCCAAGCCCTGCGGTCTTATGCTCCCTTCCCTTTAAACGGGTCTGCAACATCACAGCAAAAGCTGAGTGTGTTAAATGATTGTGTTAATGCTCCGACTCGGTTGACCAATAATCGAGAGAAGCCTGACACTTTGCTGATGGATTCGGAAACTTACGAACACCTCTCCTCGGATATCATTCAAATTGGCACATCTGCCTTAGATCGCACAGTGTTAGAACACTTCTTAAAAGTCAACTCCAACATCAAAGAAGTCGGCGTGGTGTCCGAGATGGCTCCCGAATATTTAGAGTCGATTGGTTTGGCTCCTACCCGCTTTATTCAGGCTTTCCGTCGAGATCCCAAAAAAGTCTCTGCTAAGATTTATCAACCATTAAAGTGGACTGATACTCGTCCCATTGGTGTTGATTCTTTCTGGCGTGGTGCCAAGTTTAAGTTTGGGGGAATTGACCTCAAACGCCCATTCTCCATGCACATTGTAGTATTACCCGAATAAAAATGTCTAAAACTATCATCTTTGACCCAAAGCTAAATCCTCATAATCCACGCATTCCCTATGGAATATCAGTGGAGGCTATCACTTCGCCGATCCGTTTCTCCCGTCCTATTACTCGTGGGGGAACCAAAAAAACCTCGTTGGATGCGGTGGAAACACGGGGGAGTTGGATTCTGCCTGGGACTAATTTGGAGCTTCCCGACGAGGACTATGACTATATTGTTCGGCATCCCCTCGGATTGCAGCTTGTTAATTGCGGAGCATTCAGAGTAATCTCTCCCACCCTAGAGGAAGGGAAGTTTCCTACTGAAACAACCCTTGATTATATTGAAAAAGATGCTCTGGATCTAATTCGCAATTCTAGTGATATTGATTGGCTAGAACGATCCGAGAAAAGAGAAGATCGTCCCGCTATTTCTAAGGCAATAGCGGAGCAAGTCAAGAATATCAAATCGGTTAATACTATGAACATCCGTGGGTAATAAATGGTTCTCCCCTCCGATTTTTTAGCGGTTTATCCTCAGTTCGCTGTAGTCGAATCTTCTGTGATTCAATACAGTTTAAACTTTGCCGAGAATAATTACTGTGCTGGTTGGGCTGATCCCAAGAGAACGGATGGAATTATGTTGATTGCTGCCCATCGAATCAGCATTGATTGGTTTCAACAGGCGGATATTGCCTCTAGTGTCACGGGAATCGCATCAGGGCAAGGAAGTTCTACCCCTTCTGGCTCCGAGAACGATTGGTCTTTGACAACTTACGGGAGGCAATACATCCACCTCCGCAATACTATCTTCACTCCCCCTATTTTAGTTTTATGAAAGTACAGTTCCCTGATTTCACCGTTGATAATGGTCGAGTTACTTCTGCTGGAATAGCGGCTCCTGCCTCGCCAGAACTGCAAGCAATGGCAGCAATTTATGTTGAGTTACAGGAAATCAATAAGAAGTTAGACAAGCCAGACCACCCACAGGCTGCTTATACTCCCAAAGAGAAGAAATGAGTCAATCCTTTGTTGAGCAAATGATAGCCCTAAGAGACCGGATCTCCCCTCTCGCGGGGGGATTTGGCAATCCCAATATTCGAAGCCTTGTCGTTCGCACAAGATTGGGCAATGATTACGAGTATCTGGAGATTACCCCATCTCCGGTTATTCAAGATCAATTTCCGAGTAAGGAAGGGATTGAAAATCTAAGCTCAGTGGAGGGAATAACTAAATCCTATTCCGTCAAAGGGATTTCACGGCGTTATTTAGAAGAACAATTGAAGGGTGAGGGGGTTGACTATATTGTCGGAGCAGACACCACATTTTACCCTCCCGATGGAGTTGTTTGTAACTTAGTCTCACTAACTAAAAATATCGTGACGTGGGACATGGAGTTAGTTGAGAAGATTAGCTCACAAGGTTTTTACTTGTGATTGACTCACAAGGTTTTTACTTGTGATTAACTCACAAGGTTTCTATTTATAAAAGGTAAAATCATGTTAAAAACAAAACCAAGTTCTTTGTTCCGTGTTGACGAAGATGAAGTATTAGTTGGGGATGGTGGCGGAGGTACTGCACCAACCGAAGCTCAAATGAGGTTACTTATTGCCCAAACCTTGTCAATGGATTTTGTTTACAACGCCCCAGTTGTTGTGCTTAAATTTGATGTTGCCGAGAATGGCAATATTACCGGAGTATTTAAAGATGCGGCACGTCCACGGGTGTTTTCCTTTACCCTAGATGGGGAGTCCGTAGCCTATAAGCCTTATAAACCTGGCAAAATGGACAGCTTAGAATCAGAGGAAGATGTCCAAGAATGGGAGGCATTTTCAGCAGGGTATGGCTTCCGTGTTGATGCGGGAGTAGGTGGCAAAAAAAAGCCTCAATGCGTTAAGCCAACAGCTTACAATTGTGGTGCAGCTTGCATCAACATCATGAAAACCTGCAAAATCAAAACCAATGATCCCACAATAAAAGACAGGCTTAAAAAGTTAGAAGGAATTGGGAAAGATTACGCGAAAACAGCAAAAACGACTGTAGAAAAGCCCCAAACCAAGCCTAAAGCAGAGAGTAAAAAGCCTACTGGTCAAAAATTGGCAACAAAGAAAACGGCAGAACCAGAAGCCAAGATCGAGCCAAAGCCCGAAGTTAAACCCAAAGCTAAATCTAGTCCTAAATCCAAGGCAAATCCATTTTATAGTGACGAACCAATAAAGGATTATGACACCTTTAAAAAGGAAATACCCAAAGAATTAGCTCGAATCAACATGGAATATAATTATGACGGACTTCTTCCAATAGAAAGAGTTAGAAAAGAGCTAAAGGGTCGGATTTCCGATCAAGATTTTGACAAGTGGATGATGGATAGCCAGTTAGATAACGATGACATACAAATGATGGGGGGAGATCCTAACAAATCTTACAAAGATGGGATTAAGACCAGTTTTGGAGAGAAAAACTTTATAAGATTTACTGATGAGAAAGCTATAGAAAAAGCAGAAAAAGAGACAAAAAGAAAGCCCGGTCAAATTGTTGATATTGAGGAATTCTCGAAGTTGGCGGACACGGTTTATGACAAATTAAACAAGGAGAATAATTATGACAACCTCGTTCCAATATATCAAATTAGACGAGCTATGGGCGATAAAGTTAGTAGGGGGGATTTTAATAAATTAATGATCAAGGTGCAGGAGAACGATAAATATCAATTAATAGGAGGGAGTGTAGAGGATAGTGCTGTTGATAAAATCGAGGATTCTGTCAGCACAAATTGGGTAGGACTAAGAACTTACGCAAAAAAATAAAGCCTGACAATTAAAATCGAATGAAAAAACCCAGCGCGAAAACCTACCTCCTATAATTGCGGCAATACGGGTCTTGATAATTCTGAAGCAAAAGGAAGAGCAAAAACATGAGCATAGAGACTAAATCAGCCCCAACAAAAGTACAAATGCAAG